TAGGAACATACAACAAGAAGCAAGCTTTACAAACCGCGATCGTAAATGAAGTAGTTGTAAACGGAGACTTCGGGCAATTCCAGGAAACGGGAGGAGCAATAAAGAAAGCCAGGATAGACGCGGATGGACATCAACAGGTAGATATTGTAACAATGCCAGCGGTAACCATTCCGCCAGTAACAGTAGATACAACGGGACTAGCAACTGAAGCAAAGCAGGACGCAACCATATCTGCAATAGAAAATATAAGCGTAACGACAAACGGATTAACCGATACAGAATTAAGGGCAACACCAGTGCCAGTAACGGGAAGCCTAACGATTGACACAACAGGATTAGCTACGGAAGCTAAACAAGACACATCCATAGCATCAACAGATAGTGTAGCCACCGCAGTAGGAACAGTAAACACAACGCTAGGAACCTTGGATACTTCGATTCAGAACTTACAAGCAGAACTTACTTCCAACAACCAGGTAACACAGATCGTAGATGCAGCAGGAGAAGCAGTAACAGTTACAGGAGGAAAGCTAGACGTTAATGCTTCAATAGACACAACAGGATTAGCCCTAGCCGCAAACCAACAAACCGATGCGCTAACAGACGCTCAGCTAAGAGCAACACCAATAAATGTAGATAATGGATTGATACAAGGACTAACGGACACCGAACTAAGAGCAGCACCCGTTCCAGTAAATGGTACAGTTGAACTAGGAGCAACATCACTTGCCGCACTTGAGGATATTTCAGTTACAATACCAGGAACAGTAGACCTGGGAACCATATCACTAACAGCGCTTGAAACTATAACAGTAGAAGCTACAGACCTTGATATAAGACCACTAGTAAACACAGACGTTGTAACTGCAGAACTAAGCGCAACGGACAACGCGGTATTAGACGCAATCGAAAGTGATACAACAACAATAGCGGGAGACACGACTTCAATAGACGGAAAGATACCAGCACTTGGTCAAGCATTGGCAGCAGGATCCGTTCCAGTAGTATTGCCAGCGGCACAGATAACAACACTAACGCCACCAGCAGCAATAACAGGATTTGCTACAAGTGCGAATCAATCAACAATAATTGGTCACGTAGACGGAATCGAAACAGTACTAGGAACTATAGATGCAGACACGAGCAACATCTCTACAAAGATTGATACCTTAGCAGGAGCAGTATCGGCTACCCATATGCAGGTAGACGTACTAACAGCACCATCAACAGTGGTAACCGCAACTGATTTAGATATAAGAAACCTAACGAATACCGATGTAGTAACCGCAGAGCTATCGGCAGTTGATAATGCAGTGCTAGACACGATAGCGGCAAAGGACTTCGCAACTCAAACAACCTTAGCAGCAATAAACACAAAGCTAGTAACAGGAACAGATATTGGAGACGTTACAATCAACAACGCGACAGGAGCAGCAGCAGTAAACATTCAAGATGGAGGAAATACAATTACAGTAGACGGAACTGTTAGTGCCAATGCAACATTATCAGCGGAAACAACTAAAGTAATAGGAACTGTAAATATTGCAGCAAGCCAGACAGTAGGACTAGCCACAGGAAGCAATGCAATTGGTAAACTAGCCGCGAACAGCGGAGTTGACATAGGAGATGTAGATGTACTTAGTATTGCAGCGGGAACCAACAAGATAGGAGACGTGGATATTGCACCAAGAACAACAGGAGGATGGTCAGTAGGAAACTATACTTCGGGAGATACCTTCACAGCTCTAACGAATACCGCACAGGTAATAAAAGGAAGCGCTGGAAAGTTTGGTGGATATTATATATACAATCCTAATTCAGCAGCGACATACGTAATAGTCTACGACATAGCAGCAGCATCAGTAACAGTTGGAACTTCTACACCAAAGTTAGTATTCTGCATACCAGCAACATCTGGAGCAAACCTGGAATTACTAGCAGGAATACCATTTGGAACAGCAATGAGCGTAGCAGCTACTACAACAGGAGGAGGAAACACCGCACCAACAACAGCACTGGAAGCTATGGTATTCTATGTATAAGATAATTACATTCATTAAAAACTTACTTGGATATTGTGATTGCGGAGGAAAGCTAATACACTGGGATACAAGAACCAGGATATGCGAAAACTGTGGCAATAAACTAAAGAGATAAGAAAATGGCTAAGATTGTTAAATTCATACCAGTATTTAGTGCGGTTAACGCAACAAGAGCAGCCAACACGTACGCAAGACCAACTGGCTCGCCAAGGTTTTTATACACAGCAGCAAACTGGTCCGCAACAACAGTAACCTGCTACTTCGAAGCAACTATTAAAACATCAGCAGGAACAGGATACGCAGCACTATACACAACAGGAGGTTCGGTAGTAGCAAGCAGCGAAGTCTCAACAGCAAGCACTACAACAGTAAGACTTAGAAGTGCAGCAATTACATTAACGAACGCAACAGAGTACGAGTTAAGAATAAAAAATTCAGCAACCAATACGACCACGATATACGGAGCAAGAATAGTATTTGTACTAGACGGAACCATATCCGCTTGCGAAACCCACATACAACTACAACCAATACTATCAACAACAACATCAACAACATACGCAAACCCATCAACAGCAGGATGGATGTTATACACCGCAGCGAATTGGGATGGAGTATCGGGAATATATTTAGAAGGGTGCCTTTCCAATAACACCGCAGGAAACGTTGCTTATTGTTCTTTGTACACAGGAGGAGGAGCGGTATCAAGTAGTGAAATCTCAGTAACGGGAACCGCATACAGTAGAGCAAGAAGCGCAGCAATAACTTTAACAGACGCAACAGAATACGACCCATACTACAAAGCTAGTGCTACGACAGCAAGACTATCAGATGCAAGACTAATAATCATACAGACTAGCCCTACAAAGACAGAAGGACACGCTATGCTTAAAGTAACAAACGAAAGCACGACATCAACTACGGAAGTAGATACCTTAGACAGAATATATTGGGACAATGACGAATATTCAGTATCATCAAGAACAGACTACCTAGAAGCGGTCCTATATATTGCAAACGCAGCTTCGACTAACACAACCGACATATACGATGGAAGCTCGTCACTAGCTAGCATAACCAGTAGCGTAGCATCGAGAACCAGGGTACGAAGTGCAGCGATTACACCAGTTGATAACAGCACCTACTACGCAAGATGGAAGACGAGCAATGCATCGCATTCCTCAGCAGTAATAGTACCAAGGATAATAAGCGTAGTAGTAATAACATCGGGAACGCCAGCGACAACAAAATCGTTTAGTTTATTAGGAGTAGGATAATGACAAAACAAGAGAAGCAAGAGAGAATACAATTCCTAGAAGCAACGCAAAGCACAACCAATGCTATCATTGCGCAGTTAACAATTTCAGGAAACAGAATAGGATCCGTAGTACCAGCAGGAAACTACAACCTCAAATCCAGGAAAGATATAGCGAAAATGATCATAGCCCTAGAAGACGCAATGGAAGGAGAACGAGGAAATATATATACGACATTCGTATCGGGTATAACCAATATGACGACACTTGGAAGCAATCAGATAATGAGCAAGCTAACAGCAAACCCAAAGATAGATGAAACGAAGTACCTAGGACAACTACAAAACCAGGTAGACAAATTCTTAAAGGATCCAAAGTACGGAAACCTAAGCAGCAAGATATGGACAGACGTTGATAAGGTAAAGATAATCGAGACAGTAGTAAAGGGAATAAAGGAAAACAAAACCGCCTTCGATATAGGAAACGACATAGCGAAAGAAGTCGGATCGGGAACAGTAAGAAATAACATAGACAGGGTAGCAAGTACCGAACTAACCAGGGCATACAACAGAGCCAGCTACGATACATTCAAGCAAGTGAAGGAAGACTACGGAGACGAACTGGAAACATACGTAGAGGTATTCTTAAGCCCATATCATCCAAGGGAGGATATATGTGACGACCTGGTAGGAATATACGAAGTAGGAGACGCGCCAATACCACCACATCATCCGTATTGCATTTGTGGATCAAGAGAAATAATAAAACCCAAGGGAAAAACTGTTGATACAAAGGATGTTACCGAAGCGATACGAGAAGAGATTGAATTCCTTTAAAGAAAAGATTAGAATAAATAGTACCTTAATATATAAATTTACGAGGAGCAGTAAATGCCAAAGACTACCTTACAAGAAGAGATAGCTGCAGCAACGACACCAGAGGTAATAACCCCTGCTGAAGGAGCAACACCTATCAAATCAAATGAGCTAGAAGAGCAGAACGCCAGGCTAAGAAACCAAGTATCAGCCCAGGATAAAGCGCTAGCGGAATTAAAACAGCAATTGAACAGATTCCAGACTGGAATAGCATCAGCTATCGGAGGTCCAGAACCAAAGCAAGAGCTGACCATAGACGAGATTCAAAAGCAGATAACGGAACTTAGGTCAAAGAACGAGCAGAGCCAGAAGGAGTTAGAAAAGTCAGCGTATATAGACGGACTAGAACTATCGGAAGCCAGGAAGAAAGAATTGAAAAGAAGAATTTCAATCTCAGACGAATGGCAGACAGCAATAGAACGAGAAAACGCTATGCTAGACCGACTCATAGAAGAGGAGCTTAAGACCAAAGTAGCCACAGACGTTAGACCAACCGCTCAAGGAGTAAATGTAATCAAGGACAGACCAACCGCCAACGATATACTTGCGAATCCGCAATTGTATAAGAAGCAGGCTGGCATTTAACCTTTAAACCAACGACAAATGGCAAACACATTTATGGCACCAGCAGCAACAGACTCTGGAGCTATCAACTACCATTCCCAAGTATATGGAATGGCATTAGGATTAGGTCAATTAAAATCTGACTTAGTTTTAGCAAAATTAGTAACTAACTACTCAGCCGAAGCAAGAAACCAGGGCTCAAGATTCGCACAGAACGTAAGAGTACCAGTAACAGGCGCAGTAGCAGCAACAACTAAAACACCAGGAACAGATGTAACACCATCTGCAGCAACATCTGGTAAAGCAGACATCGCAATCAATACCCATAAAACCTGGGACATTTTGATTGAGGATAACGGAGGACTCCAAGCACAAGCAGACGTATACGCAAAGTATATGAAAGACGGAGCAAACAGAATTTCAGAAGCAGTTGAATCAGCAATCGCAGCCCTTTACACTTCAGCAATAACCACAGTAGGTTCAGCAGGAGGAAACGCATCACAAGCATTGATGGCATCGGTAAGAGGAACAGCAAGATCAGCAACCTGTAAATTCGATATGAGCCAACCAGCTTATATGGTATGGGGAGTAGACGCAGAAGCAGACTTACTTAATGTAGCAGCATTCGTTCAAGCATATTCAGTAGCAGACAACGGAGACGCACTAAGTAACGCATATCTTGGTAACAAATTTGGATTCAAGCAATATACATCCAACTTGATTGCAGCAGTAGCAGGAACACCAGGCGCAGAGCATAACTTAGCATTCCAATCAGATGCTATCGGTATTGCATTTGTAGACCTTAATCTTGCAGCAGCACCAGGACAAGGCGCAAACGTATCAGTAGTTGTTCAAGACTTAACAGATGACGAAGGAACACCAGTATATTCCTTAAGAAGTTTGATGAGTTACGATCAAAAAGCTAGAGGTACACTTCTTTCCGTAGACACAATCTTCGGAGTAGGCGTAGTAAGAGCAGAGCATCTAATCGATGTAATTTCTTAGTATTTCCTAGACAGCGAGGGCTCGACATCGAGCCTTCCTGTTTATGAAAAACAATATCCTAGGCAACCTAGTATACGTAACACCTAAAAAGGGCAAACGAGTAATCGCCCTATACAACGCAGGAGTATGGATAGAGGTTTACGAAGGAGAAGTATTGCTACTACACAAGAGCAGAGAATACGAACTACACCTCCTAGGATTTGAAACAATCGAGCTAGGAGACTACCCAAAGCTATACAAGACAGAGCAGGAAGCAGAAGACGCTCAAGATAAAATATTCAAGGTGATAAGAGGAGTATGAGAATAGACTACAAATTCACAAATGCAGTAAACGGAGGATTCGGGCAACTGGGAAAAGGGATCCAAAGAGAACTAGAAAACGCTGGACACGTAATAACCGACAAGGATCCAGAAGTGATACTACGATACGGAGTACCAGACATACTAAAAGAAGTAGAAAAACACACCAAACCATTGATATTCTATACAGTATGGGAGAGCAGCAAGTACCCGCCAACCTGGGTAAAAAGAATAGAGGACGCAAAAGTAGACCTGGTATTAACAGCAACTAGTTATACACAACGAGCCTTACAAAGAGCAGGAATCAAAGCACAGGTATGGCATCACGCTGTGGATAACCGATGGAAGAACAAGAAGAGAATCAACGATGGCAAAATGACATTTATTCATTGGAACGCATACGAATGGAGAAAAGGATGGGACATAGTACTAAGAGCATTCCTGGATGAGTTTACCGATGACGAAAACGTTGAATTGATAATGAAAGCCAGGGACAGAGGGGATTCAGTATGGGTAGTACCAGATAACCAACCAGGACTGAACGTACCAAAAGTAACGGAAGTGATAGGACACCTAACAGACGAAGAACTAACGGAGTTGATATACAGAGCAGACGTAGGAGTATTTCCAGTAAAGGGAGAAGGATGGTTTATGCCTTCATTTGAATTTGCAGCTTCGGGAGGAGCAGTTATACTACCAAAGCAGGGAGGTCTAGTTGAACAGTGGATTGACGGAGGATACCTAGAACTGGCGATAGACGGATGGATGAATACAGAACCAAGATACGAAGGAGCGATGTTCCTATGTAGCGTAGAAGACCTTAAAAAGAAAATGAGATACTGCTATGAACACCAGGAGGAGATAACAGAGATGGGACAGGTAGCAGCCAAGGGAGTGCAGGAGAAATTCAACTGGAGTAAAATAATAAAAGATTTAGAAAATTATATAAATTTAGTAAGGTAGGCAATGAGAATCAGAAATCAATTCGGAAGGATAGTCGACGTTCATCCCTCGATGGAGGAATACGTACTACTACAAACGGGAATAGAGATTCTAGACGTAGACCAGGAGAAGGCAGAACAGATCAAGGAAGCACAGACACTTCCAGAAGTGATCCAAAGAAGGAAAGTAACTATGGACTGGACCAAGGAGGAAATCCTTGAATACTTAGGAGAAATAGGAGTAAAGGTAGAGAACGCAGAAAAGATGACAAAGAAAGAATTAGTTGCACTAATAAGCTAATGGTACAGATAACAGAAACAAAAGAGCAGAGACAATTAAAGGACAAGTATGCCTTCATTGTGGAGCTTAAAACGGGGAGAAAACTAGTAGCTAAATTATCGTATGCCAAGCGACTAAGCAGAGCAGGTACACATAAAATACTAGCAATAGAAGGAGAAACGAATTATAGTAGGCTAAAGAACCAAAAGATTAACTAAGCGAAACAAAAGACTATGTCAGATATATATACAATGTTAAGAAGTATCATAGGAGACAGCACTAGCCCTTACGATATAGCGGATTTGAACTTACTAAAGTACTTAGACGCAGCAATAGACAGGCTATCCCTAGTAGCAGGAACCAGAGTAGTAGAAGACATAGTAATAAGCAGCTCCGATATAGCCTTGGGATACAAGGACCTAAGTAACGACTGCGCAAGAGTAAAGGAAATAGACCTATACGATGACACTTACCAGATAGATGGATCAAGAATAACCTTCTTTGACGAGGACCTAATAGCACCAGGAACATACAGAGTTGAATACACTAAGAAGTACAAGAAATTTGACGGAAGCCTAAGAGACAATAGCTACTTCGACTACCCAAGACCAGAAGCAGACCTAGCGATCGTATTCTACGCATTGAGTTTATACATATTTGAGAATGGAGCCATAAAGGCAGACGGAACCCTAAACCTAGTAACCAGCAAGAGTGAAGAAGGAATGTCGGTTAGCTATGGAACAGGCGGAGGAATAGTAGACAAGATCGGAACACCAGGAGCCTTACAAATGGAAGCACTTAAAATGATGAGAGACTTGCCAAAAGCAGGAAGACTATTTTATAGCGTACAAGGATGAGCTTATACAAGGAAAACGAAACAACAGGAAGTGTATATCATATAACTGATAGCAACAGTACCAAACTATCGGTACTACCAGGCGCAGCAGACTTTACGATTAAGATGTTTCCAATAAGAAGAAACGAGGACGCAATAAACATACTAGGAGCAGAAGCAGGAGACTACGTATGTAACATAGACGGAGACTTAACTAACAGCGGGAACTTCAGACAAGGAGATCAAGTAACCTGGGAATCAATGACATTCATAGTAGTAAACAAACCAAGATACAACTACAGCTTCAATCACTACAAATTAGTAATGAGGAGGTTAAAATGATTAGGGTAAACACGAGCCAGGTAAAGAGCTGGGCAAAAGACACAGGAAAAAGAGAGAACGCAAAGAGAATGCTTCTAACAGTATTTGGAACCGAAACAGTATCATTGTTAAAAAGAGAAATGGTAGATTCAGACAGCTGGGTAACAGGAGAAACAGGAGCCAAACTTATGTACAAAGTAAACGACCAAAGTGTTAGTATAATGGGAGCGGGATACACAACCAAGGCACTGGAGACAGGAAGAAAACCAGGAAACCCACCACCAGTAGAACAGCTAAGGAGATGGGCAAGATTGAAACTAGGAAACGAGAACCTAGCCTATATGGTAGCAAGAAAAATAGGACAGAAGGGAACCCGACCAAAGAAACTGATTAGCAGAGTATTCGACCTAGTGCTAAACGAAGTACTACCTACGAAATGGAATAACTTAAGTAAAAACTGGCTATGAAAATTGCAACACTAATAAGCAACCTTAAAACCTATCTAGACGGATTAACCTGGACCAGCGACAGCGGAACAGGGACAACAGAGTTTAAAGGTATATTTACATACGAGAACTGGGGATACGCAGAAAGCCCA